TGGCACGTCGTCTCCTCTTTTTTCGGCGTCTAACCTCTCTTTTTAGTCCTGGTACGTTTGACACGCTTATTCCTGGCATTTCTTAAACTCGTCTTGCCTTGTTTGAAAACAGAGGCAACAGTTTTTTTACCCATGACTTTTGCTCTCTGTTCTCCTACAGTTAGAATCTGAATCTTTCTTGCATACGATTTACGAACTCTCTTTACTTTTGCTACAGTTGCTTTTGCATCTTTAATAGTAGCAAATTTAATTCGTACTGTATCTTTTGGATTTTCATCCGTGTAAAGGCGTCGGCCCGAGCCTTTTGGTTTTTTGCCCGTGCCGACCTTTGGATCTTTCCTTTTCTTAACCACGACTAGAACGCTTCTTACCGCGCTTTTTGCCGTTTTTCTTTGCGGGCTTTTTCTTTTTGCCCATACCTTTTTGCTTTGCTAGAATAGCTCTTTGTAAAGCAGGTGGAAGTTTCTTTTGCTTTGGTGTTAGTGCCATTATTTTCTCTTTCGTACTTTATTTAAGTACGCTTGGTGGGAGCTACCAGGCATGAATCGCTTGTCGTCTCCTCTACCATGTGAGTGTATACCTTTTAGACCAAGGGCTCGCGCTCTTTTTCGAGCAGCAGTTGAGGATTTATAAATATCTTTTTTCTTGATATAGGTTTTATGCTTTCTTTTGTTTATTGCCACGGAGATACTCCAAAAGCTTCCTGTCTTGTTGTATTAGTACAGGTACTGGAGCTGCTCTGTCCCCTCCTTTCGTATACTCAGGGTGTGACCAAAGAAACTCATATTCTTCATAAAGTTCATCTAATTGTTCCGCAAGCTCATAGATATGCTCAACATCAATGTCAGGTAAGATATATAAATTTGCTTTACCTTTTCCGAGACTTCGGATTCCAACGTCTCCTTCAAAAAATTGAATCTCATCATTGTTGTAAGCCTCTAATGACCAAGGGCAAGCATCTGAGATTTTCTCAAAGTATGCTTTCCAATTAACGTTTTCTTCCACGTTTTTGTCTTCTCTTCTTTTTTACGAAGGTACTTACATTTGTTGGTTTTCCACCAACACCTTGTTTTACTGCTCTTTTGCGACGAATCGCTGATTTTCTTTGAGCAGGAGTCATTCGGGCGGCTTTTGCTGCGGGAACACACTTCGGATACTTCTTTTTACCCGCTTTACTACGTCCACACTTTTCAAAGCCACCACCTTTTTTGGGTCTTGATATATCAACCCAGTTTTCTCCGAACCATTTTGTTAAACTCACGGTTTATCTCTTTTTAGACGGTCAGGTATGTCTCTTACCTCTACGACGCCTCTTTTTGCCCATTGGCTTTTTTCTATGTTGAGCCATTACTAGGAGCAACAATCAGGACAATCGCAATCAGGGCAGTTGCACTTTTCACAGTCACATCCGCATTTACACATAGTATTATCCGCTTCGGTATTTACCGCCTCGTTTCTTATACTCTCGTACAAGCCACGCATTAGCATAGGCACTCGGGTAAACTGCAAACTTTCGTTTTGCCGCAGTTTTTACCCGCGCATAGAGTGCCTTGTTTGTAGGAACTGATTTCCTTCGTGTTGTAGATTTTTTTCTTTTTCTAGCCATCGAAGTATTATAGTAGAAAAGACACTGTTTGTCAAGACCTATTTTTGTATGGTGAAAATAGAAACTGGTTCGCTTTTTCCTTTTACAGTTACTTCTCCGAGTTTATCATACTCGTTTGTGAGGGCTTGCTTCATTGTAGCTTCTGAGATAATTAAATCAGTATTATACTCTTTACATTGTCCTTCTAAACGAGAAGCAAGATTAACAGCGTCGCCAATGACACTATAGTCGAAACGACTACTAGAACCCATATTACCGACAATACACGGTCCAGTATTGATTCCGATTCCCGTATTGATTTCAAAGCCTCTTTCACGCTGTAAAACATCGTTTAGCTCCTTCAATCCGCTTCGCATTTCAAGAGCTGCTTGTACAGCTTTTTCTGCGTGTTTTTCTTCATCGAGTGGTGCATTCCAAAATGCCATGATACAGTCGCCCATATACTTATCAACTGTTCCGCCATGTTTTAGTATTATATCTGTTTGGTTCGTAAGAAAACGATTTATAAGTTTTACTAAGCCTTCTGGATTTTCTTTGTATGTTTCTGAAATTGGTGTAAATCCTCGTATGTCACAGAAAAGAAAAGTCATGTTTCTACGGTCACCACCAAGTTTGAGTAGGCTTGGATCTTTTTGAAGTTTACGAACCATACGCGGATCAAGATAGTGCTCAAACTGTTTCTTGATTTGTTGTCTCAACTTGAATTGAATCAAGAAGTTCATGAAGTTTGAGACAGCCCATACTGTGCACGCTCCAAAAATTATGAAGGAAGGGTCTAGTAGCAGACCATCTGAAAGAAACAAATGACGCGTAAGAATACCAGCTCCGAATACGGCAGTTATGAGTGCGGGTATTGAAAAAATTAAGTTGGAGGATAAAATTGCAAGCAAAATCAGTACGGCAACCAAAGCTATAATTTCAGCTCCATCTGCCCAGTCTGGGCGAGATATATTTGACCCATTCAAAAGTGTTGCAAGTACAGCAGCTTGTATTTCATGTGGAGCTTTGAGTCCATCTGGTGTTGCAACTAAAGTAGATGCTCCTTTTGCTGTGACCCCGATCACTGCGATCATTGGTTTTGTTTCAACATCTAAATAATCTTTTGCTGACATACGACGAAACTTTGTATTCCATGTAGTCCAGATTCTGCCGTTTGCATCTGTATTGATTATTGGAAAGTTTCGTACACGAAGTGCTTCGATACCAGTCTCTCCTGTTTTGAGAGAATATGATGGTGAACCAGCTAGAGTTCGTAACATATCAAGTCCGAAACTTGGATAGAGAGTATCGGAGATATTGAAAAGTAAAGGAACTCGTCTTACAAGACCGTCAAGTTCTGGAGCAGTAGAAGTGATACCATTTCCTTTTGCTGCTGCTTCGAGTTCGGGCACATTGTTCAAAACTCCTTGATAGGAGAAAAGAAAAGGTTTTGGATCTTCCCCAATGGCTGCTGTACCAACATGAGGTGGCTTCCCAGAATACACAGAATTAGACCCCGCTGCAGCGATCACAGTACGATTATCTAACATACAGTTTGCAAGTTGTGCATCTGTACCATACCTGTCTTTTTCTGGAAAGAGTACTGCAAGTCCTGTTACTTCTGCTTGTAAAAGTTCACAGAACTGTTCGCGAGGCCAAGGCCATTGTCCTTGTGCTTGTAAACTATCATCATCAATATCTACAAGAACGATACCAAACTCTTGGCGTTCTGGAAGTTGAGAGATAAAGTAGTCAAAAGTTTTGAGACGAACACTTTCTGTAACAAAAGGGTCAGAAGCTCGCAGCCCTACAAGTGCTGCGATTGTAAATATTATTGCTATCCATTTTTTCATTCTTGCACTATTGAGATGTAAACATCTCCTCCTGTGTTGATTATTATGTTGTACCGTTCTCCGCCATCATCAAGTTTTATCGTATATCCAGTATTTTGCATGAGTTCAAGTCTGGTATAGTTTTCTACTTGTCTTTGCAAAACAACTTGTTGTCCTTGTAGAAATGAACTAATTTGAGTAGTTGGATCAAACCCAAGATTAGTTCCGACAAGAGCTAAAACTCCTTCTTGTTGAAGTACATCCTCTTCCTCCTCTCTGTCTATATCTTCAAATACATCTAGCAAGTCTCGTAAAAAGTCTACATCGAGCAAATCTATGTCTAATTCTGTAAACTCTAACGATTCTTCGTTTTTGTCGAGTTCGTCTTCAAGAAGCTCTGCATCCAACTCGTTAAAGTCTAGTATACTTTCATTTCTTTCTACTAACTCTTCTTCCGATATTTCTTCTTTTGGTGGTGATACAATAAGCATATTATCAATCAACCCAAGAGTTATATCAAGTATCTTCGGCGATGATGGTTCCTTCTCGATGAGAGAAACTGTTGTAGCCTGGTAAGGTTTATTCAGTACTACCTGACCCATCATCGAAGAAACTACTATCTCACCAGATGCATCACCGAACTCGTCTGGTAAAAGTATGATGAGCGTTCTTCCTAGCTCATCTACAGTTGCGGTAAAGTCTGTACCGCGAATAGCAATCTCCGCTGTCGGAGTTGTTATTTTTATATTATCTTTATCAATGGTGCCCAGGCGACCCGTAATGAAACGGGCTGTACCTGATGCAAAGTTAAGGGCAAGTTTTGATTTGGTAGGATCTGGATCGTAAACAAATTCATCAATTACTATCTCAGAATGTTCTGTAAGTTTGAGTACTGAGTCGTCGAGAAACTTAAGCTCTATTCTTCCCGCTGCTGTACGAACATCGTCGTAGCTTTCGATGCCAAAGTCGAGTACTGCTTCGTTTTCTTGTGTTTCACGAAATACGGCAGCGGTTCCAAATACGTCGGTTACGCTGCCTATATTCGCACTAACAAGTGACGGAACCAGAACCAGACTGAATAATGCACATCGTAGCATTTGTTCCACTTGTACCGCTTCCTGTAGTTGAGAAGTTTAGATAATCGTTATTGCCAGTAGAAGATTGGTAAACACCAATATCCCAGTAGCTGCCTGTTACGCTAATAGTAGACTGGTGGCCATTACTTGAAGAAGCACCACTGTTGTTAATACCCACGTAGTCAATCTCATTATAGTTTCCTGTAATGTCCCAATCCTGGGTAACATACTTTGAGTTAATAATTGCATTTAAAGTATTATTATTGCCACTGATATCCCAGTCAAGATTCATATTGCTTGAGTCTGCTGCTGCGATTGATCCCATACTATTCCAGGAGTTTAGTCCAGTATGAGTTACTGCTGTAGCTGCATTGAAAGTAATAGTGTTATCGCTTCCATTTATATTCCAGTTTACAACTCCATCGCTCGCATCTGCTCCAACACCAAAGTTTATTGTTTGATCGTTATTTCCACCAGTAATTATATTGTCCCAATCAGTATTATCAATATCATAAGTTCCAGAAGGATTCCACTGTGCAACCAGCTCGTTATTACTTCCTGTCCAGGAAAAGTTAAAGTCAGAACTGTTTGAATTTAAGTCTGCACGGAAAAAGTTTGCATCTCCAATCTGATCGAGGTTAAATGTAATATTACTACTATTAAGTAGCATAGCATTATTTACGGTACCTGTTGCACTTGTATCTCCTGCAACAATATTACCACTGCCCAACTGCTCAATATCAATTTGAGTATTTGTTGTGCCAGTAGTAGTCTGCTGTATATAAATCTGGTTATCGGCTGCAAATACCGATCCAGTAACTAATAATCCAACTAACAGTAATGAGCGTTTCATTACTCATCTCCCTGAAAGACCCAAAAGCCTCTCTCTTTACCCTCCATAATTGTTCTATAGACGGCGGTTTCTATCGCTTCCCGTAATGCTATTGCACTACTCTCGTTTTCGGTTATACCAGCCTCTAATTCTACCAATTGAGTGCCAGCTTCTACAAACCGGAAAAAATCCCCAGAGGTTCCTACTGAGAGTATTCTTTTTGTCACAAGGACCTCTATTAGAATCTCACCTGTAAGAACGGATACGGTGCGCAAGGATACTGTTACTGTGTCTTCTCGAAACTCTCTTGAAGCTCCAATTCCTAATGTTCTTGCCCCTACACCTCCTGTTTTTAAGTTCGTTTCATAATCAACCACTCCACCTTGCATTAGTAGTCCTGCAAATAGGAGTGGTCCCAGTTTATCGTTTTCTCGAAAGTCTTTTCGAGTGCTACGAATAATTTGTCTTT